TGGGTATTCCCATCACAGCTTGCGCCCATGCGATAAAACCAGTTAATGAAGGTGGCGAAACAATTGGATCAGCCATAGAACCATCCTAGAAATGTTTTCTATATTCTAAAGCAAAAAACTCCCCGAGGGGAGTTCTTTTCTATTTACTTCTGGGTCTACCACGTCCTTTTGGCGCTTCACCTTCGTGAATTACCTCAATTTTTTGGTCAAATTTTTCAGATTGATCTGCGGCATTCTTTTTATCTTCCGTAACTTCAAACTCAATTCCGCCTTTTTGCTTAATTCCCATTTCTTGAGCTTTTAAAGAAATGATTTGATCTTGCGCTGCGGCAGTGATGCTACGAGCTTCTTGAGCACGGTCAATATTTTCTTGATCGGATTGGCTAATACCCGCTTCAATAGCTTCTACGCTAATTGGCTTTCCAATACGATAGCAAAGTCCACCAAAGCCTTTTTTAACTTTAGTTACTTCCATGATTCCGTATGGCTCATGCTGCTTAATAATGGCATCAGCTTGAAGTTGATCTTGAACTAACTTAATTTGCGCTCCAGCCCGGATTTTATGAGAAAACGGTCTGACATTCTCAGGCAACATGTAAGTGAATAAAAAATCTTGTTTACTGCAATTGGCTATAAATAAGTCCATTTATTTCTCCCAAAAGGGTGGGAAGCCGATGATGCGGGGTCTTTTGAACCCCCGGCTTCCCATAGAAAAGTTCCCAGCATCACTTGGGTTCTAACATGATAGCAAAAAACCACCCCGTAGGGTGGTTAAAATCCTCACGAGATTTTATTAATAGGCAGCCGAAATAATCGTCATACCTTCTGGACGGATACCCCAACCAGAGGTGCTACGCATTGTGTAGAGGGTAGTAATACCACCGTCTGGCAATGGAGTAGGAATCTCTGTAGGTGCAGCTACGTCGCAGAGCATCAAAGATGTTGCAGTTGTATTTGGTGTCAATTCAGCAAATACGTTGGTGTTGATGCGTGAGTTTGCTTTAGGGATCTTGAGTTCTGGAGCAATCAAGATGATTGCGTCAGTACCGCCGTAACCTTGACCGATGAGTGTGTCATCAGCAGCGAAACTTACATCGTCACCACCTGCCCAAGACGCAACAGTTTCAACCAATCCAGCGGCAGTTTCTACACCGGCGCCGATACGTTGGAACTGAGTCAATGAAACGATTCCGCCGTAAGAGATTTGTTGAATGAAGCGTTGTGGAGCAAGGAATACCAAGCGCAAAGGTTGACCAATTTGCAATGTAGTAGTTTTTAAGTTACCGATTGCATTTAGCAAGAACTGAGCTAATTGACCAGAATCCCATGTGCTATAGCCAGTGTTACCGTTACTATCTGCGCCTAAGTTGATGCGAGTAGCGCCAGAAGTATTTAGCAAGCCTTCGCCGTTGGCTGGGTTGTAGCCATAGAGAAGAGCGTTACGCAATTGCTGAGCAATACCTTGACGAGCAGCTAAACGGAGAGCCTCTGGGAGTGCATAACCCCAAGCACCAGTAGCAGCTTCATCGAAGTTGTCATACTGAGCGCGGGTTTGCAGACGATAAGTAGCAGTACTAATCATCGAAGGGATAACAGATGCGCTTGGCAACTGGTTAGCCGTAGATTGATTAGCTGATACTTGGGTTGTCAACTGAACCTTTTTAGCATAAACATAAAGGTCAGCTTCACCAAGGCGTGGCATTGGGTTCTCTGTTGCCAGAGTTGTAAACGCACCAGAAGCCAAACTGTACTGCATAATCAGCTCAGGCATCATGAAGTGTGGGTTTACTGTTACATACGAGGGTGCAAATCCTGACATGATCTATTCCTTTCTTAGATTAGGACAACTGCTACAGGAGCAGCAGATGAGCCACCAACGATGGTGTTAGACCAGTTAGCATTACCAGTACCAGAATTGTAATTAACAATTTTGTTACCAGAAGTGCTGATACGCAAGATTTTGCAAGGTACTGCAAAGTTGCTCGTTGCTGTTGTTGTTAAACGAAGGTTAGTTGTATCCCAATACACAGTTTCAGTAATGGAGCTACCAGCCAAAGCTACGATAGAAGCATCGCAAGGCAATGGAATACGAGCGCCTGAACCGAAACGGTAGAAGTTTACAGACATGCCGGGAGAATACAACGGTGCTGTGCTTTGTGGGGTTGTGATACCTTGAAAAGCTTGGTTAAACACGGAAATACCAGTAGGAACAGCTACAGTAGATGCTTGGATAATGGTAGAGCCTAATGTGTCAGTACCGGGTTGTGTATCACCAGAGTAAACGCCTGATTGTGCTGTTGGAATTGTTTCAGCAATTGGAACTCCGCCCCATAAAGGAGAAGTAGCAGAAGTTGAAAGAACGCCACCAGCCAACCAGAATTTAACTGCTGGATCGTCGAGTGCATCACCTTGAGTAAAACCAGCGGAGTTGGTATTAAATAAGCCAGCAGCGTTGGTTGTTACCATTGGTTGTAGAGAAATTTGTGCGGTCATGGCTTATCCTTAGCGCTTAAAATTTTCAGTATTAAACTTCATTACCCGATGTGTTGGGAGCTTGAAGTCACCTAACCATGCTTCCATATCACCACGGTATTCAGTGATGGTACGACCAGCTTGGTCTTTTTTGTGCAATGCAATAAGTTGACCTTTAGCAATTGCACCAGTGCCACGGGAAGCAGCAAGAGCGTCAGCATAAACACGTTTTTCAACGATAGAAAGCATAGCTTCATCTTTGATTGAGTTTACGTTGATATTCTTCATTTCGTCGCTATGCGCTTGCAAACCACGAACCATACGCTTACGGTAAGCAGTTAAGCTCTCACCTTGCAATGGACGGGAAGCAGATTTACCGAAAGCAGAGTACACAGAGTCAGCTTTAGCTTGGCAATCAGCATAAGCAGCTTCTTCGTCATCGCACTTCTGAGCTTCTTCGTCGTCATCTTTACGGTCATCTTCTTCGTCGTCGTCTTTTTTGAACTCCATGTGACCCGGATGTTCAACTTCGCCTTCGTCGTCTGGTTTGATTTCGCCAGCTTTACCGTGCTCTTTAGGATCGGAACCTTCTGCATCCTTCTTAGCTTTACGCATCATGAATTTCTTAGCCTTGGCTTCAGACATATCGTCATCATCCTTTTTGGCTTCTTCTTCTTCATCGTCGTCACAAGCTTCCATGTCGTCATCTTTTTTCGCTTTGGCTTTTTTATCAGCCGCAGTTACTAGTGGTGGCGCAGGAAGGTTTTTTTCCATTTCATCAATGCGAGTAATTGTTTTACTCAACAAAGATAGAATGGCATCTAATTTATCGCCTTGGGCATCTGCCTTTGGCTCAATCTTATTTTCAGTCATTTTCAGACACCTCATTGTTAGTTAATAAAACTCCAGCAGCGTCGCCGCCTTTGTCCCATACCCCTTTTGAACCTCTAGCTTTCGTAACGATTGCTATGTGATCCAAAAGGAATGGCACACCCTCAATCAAGAGTGGCTCGCCATTCTCGGTTGTAAGTGTAATGTTACCAGCAGTTTCATCAAAAACAACTGCTGGGGAAGTCGATACTTCGCCTTCCAAAATTTCATCTATTGCGGCTTGATCGTAAATCTTCGCAATACCCCAAACTTCATCGCCTTTAATGTAAGGCATCAAAATACTGCCTACGGCGCGGTCTTTAAACTCTTGGGTAGTTAAAACTTGTGTTTCTGGATGATCCATAATCACCATCAAGCCATTACAGCGCTTTAAAAACTCATCGTTTAAATAAAGTGATGGATCACGCCATACATGTTCGCCAATGCTAGAACGGAACGCGAGTCCAGTGCCGGTAATACGAATTGCCAGCAAAGCAATATTGGCGTACATTTGGGGACTTGCCAAAATACCTTGACTGATTAATTCAGCAATATCAGTTTCAGTTTTGGCTTTCGCTACTTTAAACGCTGTTTCCATACCCGGGTGAAGCGGGAATGGTGGGCTGTCAATATTGCACCAATCGAACCCAGTAGATTCGTAATTTAATTTAACATCGCCTTTTTCTACATCGCGAGCGATGTAAGTACAAAATTCGCCGTCATCAAACAAGACTTCTAACTTGCCTTCATACTTTAAGCCTGTTTCTTCAAAACATTCACGGCGAGCCGCATCCTCTAAACTTTTATCTTGTTCGTTTTGGTGTCCACCGGGGACAGCCCAAGTGCCGGGATAATCACCGCCATTACCGCGGCGAATCAACAAAATCTCTTCATCTTTAGTAACAAACATAATGCCCGCGCAACGTCCAGCAGCGCCCGCATCGTTAGCGACGGGTTCGACTACGGCTGGGGCTTCAGGTACTACTTCCATCGAATCTGGTACGCAATTCGGTACGCTTTTACCGTCTTTTTCTTTCATGCCATATTGGGTATAGCCTTCCCAACATGGATCTTCATCTGGAATAGCCTGTGCATACTCAATTAACGCATCGCACATTTCTTCTAAATGATTCTGCGCTTCATCCGCATCGCATTTCCATTTTTTCAATGCTTTGTTGATTCTAGAGTCGGGATCGTGCGCTGTTTTTTCGGAAGTAAGTTTGGCTTTCATACCCTTCATGCGGGCGCAGAAAGACTCTTTACGAGATCCGCCTTCAGGCTGCGGGGCTTTTAAATGGGCGCCATGTTCCTTGTTATAGGACTCGCGACCTTTTTCATTTAGCCCGCCATTCTTGTTTTTACCTTCTTTAGTCTGCCAAGCTTCAGAATCGTCGGTGCCAAAGCGAGGAACAACTTCCTCGTCGCAATCGTCGTCCTTTTTCATTTCTTGAATGTGCTGGGCTACTTGATATAGCTTTTCGCCAATATCTTTAATCTGTAGTTTTTGTAGTTCTTGGCTTAACGCGCCTTTACGAACCACAATATTGCTGTCAGTTTCATATTCAGCAGGGGCTAATAGCATGGGAGCAGACACTAAAGAATCTTCTTTAAGCGCGGTTACTTCCATTTCTTTGAGTAATAGCTCATTTAGCCATTCCATCTCTTCAGCTTCATTATCGTCTTTATGTTTGATGAATTTTTCACCAACAGACTTCGGAATACCAATATTAGATTTACCTGCTGCGGCAGCGTACATCGCTTTTCGTTGGTTTTCCGACTTAAATGGCATAGGTTAAAACCCTAGTAAATTTTCTTGGATTGTAACGCTTCTTTACCTTTTTGGGTAATCATTTCATCGGGCAGTTGACTCACTCGATATAAATATTTATACCGGCACCGGCAATATACCTCTTCGCCGGGTGCGACCACATCGTTAGTATATCCGCTTTTTGGCTTTACATAACCATCTTTTGCAGCCCAACTACCGCGTATTAAAAATATTTTTTCGTCTAGTTCGCGGTGATCTTCACGATAGTCATAGTTTGCTTGACGCCAATTGCTATGCCATTTTGCTGCAATTGCACCATTATCGATAGCTACGATCTCATTGATATTGGCTACTAGCTTGTGAGTTTGGTCAATAATGACACGGCGTTCCTTAAATGGAAGCAACCCCAACTCTTTTTTAATGTGTTTTTTCTCTTCTTGGCGATCTACTGCATCGCTTCCGCCCACTGGGATCGAAGTCGCCCACCCTGCAAATCGACGCAAAGTATTACTAATTGACTCTTCGCGGTTATATTTAATCAGATTGGCGCTTGCCATGATGCGGCGATCGAGTTCAGCTCGTAGCTTGGGAGTCAGTTTGGCTACCGTAAAACGGCTAACATCCTTATTTACTAGCCCACCTTTGGTCACTAATCGATCAAAAGCACCTTTCAAAGAGCGTTCTAATTCTTTTTGCAGTGTTTGAGGCGTAATTAATGATTTTACAGCAGCAGTTTTTAGCTCTTTTACCCAATAATCAAGCCTATTTTGGCTATCAAAGCCAAAACGCATGAAATCGTTGATAGCCGCTGTAAGGACTTCATAGAAAGTCACGGCTTAATCCTTGGATGGTGGCTCAGTTGGGGCAGTCAGTGGGGTAGGTGGCTCATACTCCATAATCTCTTCAATATCCAATTGCATCGAAGATTTGAACATTTCTGGCATTTCTGACAGGTTGTCTTGCGCCCATTGAATCGCGCGGGCGCGGTTTTCAGGGTTTACTACTGGCAATAGGGTGCGAAGGATCTCGGTCATACCTTTGAGTTTAACTTCTTCAGTCTTAACCAACTCGCTTGGGGTTTCCTCAATCATGGAATCCCAAGTTGGGGTAAACGCATCTTTCCATTCATAGAACGCTTGTTCATACGTTTTTCCTGCGTACATGTCAGGATATTTATTCTGAATAGCTTCAAAGAATTGTTTGTTCCATGCGCGGTGCATTACTATTTTGTCAAAGAACTCAAATAGGGTACGCATATCGTTGCGTAAACCTGTGACATATTGAGCGATCGCAATCGCGTCTTGGCTACCTTCTGCAAAGCTATTAGCTAGGGCTTCATCTTTTAGCAAGATGGCTGGCACGTCGGTTGCAGCGGCGATATTGGCAATAATATTATCTCGCGCCGTAGTCATCGCAGTATCAGTATTGTTCAGGTCAATAGACTCGATATCTTCATCGATATCGATAGACAATACGTTACCGGTAACGCCTTGTTGCAGGTAGCTACGCTTAATTCCTGACGCAGTTTGCATCAAACGATTAACGATTGAGCCAGATTGTTTTTGCTTAATAACCAGCAGACCTGCTTTGAAAGTAACGAGGTCATCAGTGACCATGCTCTGTACAAACGACTTCAAAGGATACAGGGCGCGTTGGAATACAGAACGACCTGTGAAACCAAAACCAGATGGCTGGAAGCTTAAATAAATCGGCGTATTGTTAAACACAATACAGCTACGACTTGGATGATATGGTTGACCCGCAGCCGTAATGTAGGATAGCGGCTTTTGGAAATCTGGCGCGTTAGGGTTCTGATTGGTGACGGTTGAGCCAGCAAGGTTTAACGGGTCAAGTTTATTAAAATACAAATTTAAATCAGGTAGTTTCCAAGGATCAATTTCTTGGTCAGTTGGAACCCCTTCGGCGCCATAAACAATCGCAGCTACACCATACACACGTTTAAGAAAGGTTACGTCGCGAATAAGATTTGTAGCGTCCAGATTGTTCCACTCTTCATGAAATGCTTTAATGAGCATATCTTTTGGGTGGCAATCCATTGCGATTAAGCGTGGTTTTGCTAAAGCTAATACGATGGGTTTTTCAATAATTTTAGCGGCTAATGGATGATACTCAAAAATCGCTTTACAAGTCTGATATCCAACGGGACTGCCCGGCTCGATTGCTTCAGACTGCAAGAAATCCATTAGTGGGGAAGGTAAACCGGTATTTGATATAGTCACGTCAGACATAGATTATTCCCAAAAATATATTGCCCATAATACCACTAGAATCCCAGTTTGTTACCTAGTCCAAGCGCAATTCCGTAGACAGTAGCATCCAATAGATCGTCTGATCGTTTGTGAGCGTCTGGATCCCCTAGTCTAAACGAGGTTAGCTGAGTCAACAAGTGATTTCGTGTGGCGCCCTTAAATCCAACGGTTTTATTAAACGCAACATCACTAATTTTCACTAATTCTTGATGATAGTATCCAGAGATACTAACCACGCGCTCATCTTTGCCAACTTGTACCAGTTTACTGTCAATCCCGCGCATACTCCATCCGCGATTGTTGGCTTGCTGTAACAAGATCGAGCCAGTAGCTGTGTCCTCAACGAACACACCTGCGCTGCCGTATCTTGCCCCACAGCTCTTAGCTAACTCTTCTAGCTTATAGAACACACTTGGAATCCAGTGTTCTAATAGCCCGCCGTCAATTTGCACGATATCCCAATCTAGGATAGTTAGCGGTATGCCAAACTCATTGAGCGCGAAAAATACCACAGCCGTGCCGTCATGTTGTTTACCGCCTTTGACCGCCGTATCCATGATGGCGTACACCGCGTCACAATTCTTGGGATAGGCTACTGGTTGCTCGTCGACTAACAGCTTTTCGGCTGATAGCAGGGCAATATTCGACCAATCGACAAACTCGGCAAGATACTCTTGACGGAACACCATTGGATGGTTGCGCTCACGTTCGCGCTCTAATTCGTCTAACGGAACATAAGGGTTTGTACTAGTAGGTGCATGAAACGAATGAAACCCTAAGTCGGGTTCTTGACAGGCTGAATAGAAAAAGTTGTCAGGGTCAATTCCGTTTGGCGTACTGAACACCCACGCAATCCCGCGAGTGGTTAGCATCGTTGGCTTTATGGACTTGAACCAAATCTCGTCTTTCATCTGCGGTGACTTGGTAAATCCTGCCTCATCGATGAGCACTAAGTCATACTCGCGCCCGCGCCCTGCTAGCTCATTATCATTTAGCGTCCAAAAGTCAATTTTGCCGCCGCTTAATAGTTTGATGGTTCCGTCATTGCGGTTGGCGCTTTTAACGATGGGATCTAACATATCGCGCAAGTGATCCCACGGTTCGGCAAGCTGTTTGTGCTCGGGCGCGAATATTCCGACTGATTGCCCATTGCCCCCAGCCCGGGCTGCTAGCCATTCCATGAATCGTGTTTTGCCCCAGCGTCGTCCGCAGCGCGTCGCGTTTAAGCGTTTTTGCTGTAAAAACAGGGCATGTTGCCCTGAATGTAGTACTGGTAGTTTGACCCTACGGGTATCAGCCATTAGCTAGTAGCTTTCAGCTCGGGGCTAGGATCTGGTAGCGTGTTCTCGATCACAATGCGTAATTCATTGGAGCCGTCAGCTTCTGGCTTGGCGGGCTTCCAGCCGTGGAGGTGAGTAAGCACTGTCGTTGCAGCTTTGGTATCCCCATTAATTGCATTACGCATTAGCGATCCGCTTACATCTGCATGATTTTTGGCACGTCCATAAATGACTGCTTCGGCAGCTTTTTGGTCAAATTGGCAAAGACGATTAAAGTCTACGGGCAAAAAGCCAGCAGCAATAGCTAGTGCATCTCCGGATAAACCCCTATACGCCGCATCATAGATGTTGGCGATCTCTTCTTCCGTAGCTACGATTTTGTCAGTTTTATGATCGATTGAATAAAATAGTGGGTCAAGTGCGAAACGGTCGTTCATGTTTCCAGCTCCCAGTATAGTTAAACAATGCCTTGATATTAGCACAAACCCTAAAAAGTGCAACAAGCTTGTTTTACATATTATGTTAGTAGATACTAACTTAGTTTTATAACTATAAAAATTTTTTCGGCTTTTGTAAAAGACTTTTTTGCATAGTTCCTAGAATAAAAAACCCTCTCATCGTACCCACCTAAATTAATGACCCCCTTTTTCGATTTTATATGGCAAAAAATCCCCGCCATATAGAATAAGGTTTAGCGGGCGATATCGCCCCGCAAGCCCCTAGCTATAAGCCCCTAGCTAATAGCCGGTAGATTTTAGATTACGGCTTGCGTATAACCGCTATTATGTCAAACAAGATTGGGTCAAATTGTCATCTATAAGCTAGTGGCTATTAGTTAAAAGCTATTAGCTTGGGGTTTGAAATTTAAACCGGAGCGGGGCGCGATCAAAACTTACTATTAGCCCCTAGCTATTAGCTATTAGCATTTACCCAAAAATCAGGGGCATTTGCACGCTCAAAAATTATGGGTCAAATAGGTCAATTGTCATTAGCAAAACAGTCGCACGCCTACAACATTGTAAAACCCTTAAAAATACCATATTTAAAATTTATATATGTATTAAGTATGACAATTTAACCTATACCAAGCTACAAGCCCCTAGCTATAAGCCTCTAGCTAAGGTCATTAACCTATGTTTACATACCCAATTCATAACCCAAAACACCCATAAAAAATGACAATTTGCAAAAATGCGACAATATTGCAAAATAAAGTGTTGCACTATCTTAAAAAGTGTTTACAATGTTTTTATGCGATCAAACAATAGCGCATGACAATTTAACCTATAAAGGGATAAAAAATGGAAAAGCTAGATAAAAAACAAATTAGTATTTGGGATTTTTTGGGCGCTTGCGTATTGGGCGCGATCATTGGCGGCTTGTTTGCCGTCGCAATTCTAGGGGGGTTTTAATTATGCAAAAACTAACATTTAACGATTTTGGCTGGATTGTGATCGCGATCGAACGCACCGGCAATTACTTGCAGCATATTAGATTTGACAATAAGCGCGACGCCCGAGCATTTCTAAAGGCGAATCCAGACGCATGGTTTTGCGGCTAAACAATCAATTAACTAGAGGAAAAATCGACAATGAAAACATACAATAGAGAATTTTTTATTCCCGCAAATTATGAGCTATTAGCTAATAGCCCCGAGCTAGGATTTGCCGCTTATGGCATAGCCGAGCCGCGAGCCGTTGCGCTCATATTTTCAGGGAAAAGCAATAAACCACGCTTGCATTATCGATTCGCTAGCGTGGAAAAGCGCGACGCTTACATAAATGAGCAATTAAGCGCACTAGAAAAAAGCGCCGCCGATAAGCTAGCCAAGCGCGAGATTAAAAAGCAATTAAGCGCCGCGCATGACGTAAAACCGGGGGATATTTTCCGGTGCTCATGGGGTTACGATCAAACCAATATTGATTTTTATCAAGTTTTAAGCGTATCCGGTCAAATGGCGAAAATCTCGCAAATTCGCGATATATCAGAGGATAGCCGCGAATGTTTTATGCAAGGCGAGAGCGTGCCAATGCCCGGCGCCTTCATTGGCAGCATATTAAGCAAAAAAGTGCAGCGATATAGTGAAGATTCGGAGCCGTATTTTAAAATCAATTCATTTTCATGCGCTCGCCGGTTTAAGCCCGCCGCCGTTATTGATGGAAAAGCAATATTTGAGCCTAGCGCTTGGACGGCATACGCTTAATTTTTAACTTACTAGAGGATATAAAACCATGATACAAACCAATGATTTTACCCGCGTGAATAATGACATTAACGGTAATCCGCGCTTTGTTTGCCATTTTTTGCAATTTACTACTAATAACGATCTAGCCGATTATATGGGCATGGATAAGATTAGCCGTAAGTATGACCTAGCTTTAAAGCGAGCCAAGCCGCTAGGCGGGCGCCGCTTTCATAATAAACAATATGGGGGCGGGATTGTATTCGGCTCTATCTACAATTTGGCGGATTTATGCGCCGATATCAATTCACTCATGGGAGCGCTAGAAAATGCCTAATTTAGAAAAATTGACGCGAGAAAATCTTATAAAAGATGTATTAAATATGACTCTGGATAATTGCTACAACGATAGCGCTTATAACGATAACACTTTACATGACCTTATTTTATTTGGATTCAAGGGTTTATCTAACATGAGCGAATCAGAATTAAAACATGAGTATGACATTTTAGACAATTCAAGGGGGCAATAATGAGATATTGGATATCATCTTGCGGGCGTATTGAGTTAAAAATAGATCATTCACAAGCGGCGCGGGGCTATCATTCGGGCGCTTGTGATAGTGATATATCGGCGCTTATGAAATTGCCCGAGATTAGCTCTCAATTATTAGCCCTTAGCCCTAAGCTAATAGCCGATATATTGCAAGAATACGGCGGCTGGACGCCCGCGCAATTATCAAACCATGCCGATAATTTAGAGCGCTTATTGTGGATCGCTTGCGGGGATCTAGTGGACAATCAATTTTTAGATATAGAGGAAAAAATGCAAACTTTAAGTGAAGCGATCGCCGGGCGCGGATTAGTAGAATCGAAAGAAATTAAGCGGGTTATGAGCGAGCGACGCCGCGCTTGGAAAAGCACTAAAAATAGAAAATTCCCGCATTATAGGGGACAATCTACGGCGGATTATGTAAAGGCGTATATCACGCAAAATTGCCTTAAACCCTGAAATTAACAGCTATTAGCCCCTAGCAATAAGCCCGGGGCTAATGGCGGGTAATTTTGCCCGGTTTTTAGTAGAGGCTAGAAAATGCAAAAAATCCATTATGAATTAGCCGCGCGCTTGCGCGCCGTTAAAACCCGCGCCGAGAGTTATTCTAAACATAATCCCGAGGGCGCCTATAAGAGCGCGCTAGAATGGCAGGTTAAATATGGGCGCCCCGGCTGGCGCGCGTATGATAGCGCTAACGATTATGACGACGCGGGCAATATGCGCCTTTATGATTTAACCGGATACAATGCAACGCCGTTGCAAGATATAAGCCGCCGCGCCTTTGATTATTTGGGCTATTATGCCGACAATTTTCAGATGGAATTAGTCAAGCCCTATATTGTGAAGATCAAGGCGGGCAAAAAAGGCGTATTTATCGCGCCCGCGATCGCTTACAGTGATTGTGATATTGCAACGATCTATTTTAGCCGCGGGCAATTCGCCCCGAATGATAGCGCCAATATAGAGCATGAAGCCGCCGTATATGACGCGGCGCGAATTGCCGACAATATGGCGGAGCGCGAAGCGGAAAAAAGCCGCGAAGATGACGCGCAATTTCAAGCGGAACAACAAGCCGAAGATCTAGCCGAAAACATAAAAGAGGCGCGCCAATACGCGCGCGGCTTAATTGCCGCTATTAAAGCGCAACGCAAGGCGGGAATTGATCTAGGCGGCGCAATATGCGACGCGCTAACGGCTAAGCTCCACGATTATAGGCGCGAGATTGCGCGCGCTAGGGAGCGCCGCGAAGCGTTAAAAGATAATTTTTGGCTAGCCGTGGAATAAATGGATAGATAAACAATGCCGCCTTATACGGCGGCTTTTTTCTTTTTAGCCCCTAGCCCCTAGCCATTCGCTAAACGCTAGGCGGGCGGGCTATTGTCGCGAATACGGAGCACGCTAAAGGCGGGCGGCATATTGGCGAGAATAGCGCCCCTGCACTATTCGCAAGCCCCGCGCCTTGCGCGCCCCCTTGCGCCCTTTAAAAATTGGCTATAAACCCAAGCCGCGCCCGCTATTAAGTTAAACCGGCGCCGCGATATATGCGCCCGCGCTATAAATGCCGCCGCCGCGATCTGGCAAGCGCTCGCCCTCGCTCGCCTTGCGTATAAACAAAACCCGCAAGCCCTTATTCTATAAGGCTCTCAGGGTTTTCAGGATATTATGTCAAACAAAAATCGTTGTTTTTGTGCGACATGTGGTATATAAACCACGCTGCAACTTGACAATTGGTCTTTTCTGTGATAACAGAAAAAAGTTGGGGTTACTCGCTACGCTGCATTTTGCCGGTAAGCAAAACTTTTCGATCAGGTGCAGGATCCGCTTTTACCCCGTAAGAGGATTAACTAGTTTTGGTAGGGCGTCCGCCCAATCTACCGTTATTTTGTACTGCTTGTGTTTTGGCTGGGGAAGATACATGCCCGCCCTTTGTGCCTAAAGCTTTAGCTGCTTTTGACAGCGTAAACTTAACGGCTCCAGAATCGGATTTGGTTGGTTTGTTCATATTGTTTTCCTAGAAAATTCTAAACCTAAGCGCTTAGGGTACCCTAGTGTAACCGACATGGCGTGTACATAACATACCCTTCGGGCGCAAATAGTAGGCGGTGGATTGCTTTACCTTCTACTAGCTCTGCGAACTTCATTAGCTCCAAGTCCACAGTTGCAATCTCAATAGCGTCAAACCCTGCTGCCTGACCTAATTCCATTAGTTCATCTTGAGTCATCATTAAGCGCTCCGTTTCATATCTAATACCACAGCTTTAGGCTCTGGTGGTACCTCAATCATACGCCGCAACTCAGACTTTTTGTATTGGTCTTTCAATTCTGGCGCCACGAAAATATGTTTCTTATTGGCATATTCGGCAGAGGCAATACGCCCCATGTCTACCCAACCAGCCTCCTTGAGCGCATGCAATAGCGCTGCCTGTGGCACTTTAGTGCCTGAAGGTGCAAGGCTAGCCAGTTTGTCGCAAACCAGATGGAATGGTGAGCCAACCACGCCGCGAGCAAACTCACCAACGCGATTCTTGAGCATCTCCACAATGAATGACTCAGCCATTGACCTACCATGCTCAATCAAGTTCATCTTGAACTCAGTCATGCCCGGTGTTTCACCCGGATTGAAGTGCGATACATCGCGATCCCAAAGAGAAGCAGCTATTTGCCCAAAGCCCCCAGCGTTATACCAATCCCAGATGCGTTTGCCTTCGCCATTCGTCATGCGAGGTGTATCTGATTGAATACAAAACCATCTGCGATCTTGTGATGCCAAGCTAATTGGAATCTGCTCGTTCGAAAATGCCAATACAAACAGCCTATTAGCCATCTGGTATGGGTGTAAACCCTTACGATTGATGTTGAGCATCTCAGGCGGCGCTGCAATGATTGGTTTGAGCTTGTTCGCTAATGCTCTACGAGCTGCTGCGTCTGGCTCTTTCAACTCATTAATGATGAGGATCTCTGACTCTAAGTCATAACCCCATTGAGAGTTTAAGCTATCGCTATCCATGTAACCGCGGTTCTTTAGACGCACTCCACAAACTGACCAGATAAACGGCGCCCACATGGTATCTTTACCGCAACCTTCATCGCCCACATGCAATACCGCATGATTGATCTTGATATTTGGATGCTGAAGCTTGAACGCCATGATATCAAGGAGATGATTGCGGTCTGCCTCGATTGGCACAAGGCGCTCGAGCAGGTTTGTCCACATGCTGATATCGCTTGTTGATACGTTTTCTACATCAGGGCGGGCATCGACCCAACGATTGCCATAGATATCGCCTTCGCGCCCAACGAATACAGATTCACCAGCAGCGTAAGTAATGCCAACTACAGCTTTGGAGTTGTGAGCTTGTCTGTTCTCGTCAAAGCAGACTGAGGCTTCAATTTTGCGTCCTGTGTGAATTGATCGACAATTAATGTGTCGAAATATTGCGTTAAACGTGCCTCTAGAGATCTCCCGTCTTTCGACAAGATCGAAGTAAGCGTCGTCGTCTTGGACATACGCAAATCGTTCATACCAATCTTCCTTTTCTATTCTTGCTAATTCTTTCCGTTGAACTTCCGCGATGTGAGCGCTTGTATCGGAAAACATGGCAGATGGTGTAATCTTTTCAAGCGCTTTAGCCATCTTCTCCATTAGTAATTCGGAGCGAACTCCGGGTTGATGTTTAGGGGCGCCGTTTTGAGCCGCCCACGCTAAGTACGCATGTGAATCAAAGTCTTGGCAATGTTCGTGATAGCAGCAAAATGCTCGATTGACGGGATGATAGCGAGCCATTGGATTGTTATCGCTATGTTCGTTGCTATTAGGGCAAACGATTCCGTACCAGCCAGCGCCATTCGCGCTTTCCAGCAACATGCCGTTATCAGAAATCCACTGCAAAATATCGTCATCGCCATTATCTGACAATGCGAGCCGCTGCATGGAAGCTGTGTCGGCATCATTCGGCACAACTTCCAGCGCGGCGCAAATCTGCTCAAGCGTAAACTCACGCTCAGGACTAAATTCGATTAACTTGGCAACAAAATTGTTCTTGCCAGATTTAAGATTGATTGAGCCGGGAACGCGCACGTTACGCACTGCGTTCGTAGCCCCGCCATCGGTGTAACCCGCAGTCGCAATCGCGGTGATGGCAGCCGTAAAGTCACCCTTGGTAGGCTGATGGTCAAAGTCGAACACATAGCCCCACTGCTGATTGCCCGGGGATGTTTCAATCTTCCAAGTAGGCTCTAGCGGCGGTTGTTTAGACTTGGTTCCGATATCATCTAACATCAAAAAAAGCACATGCTCGCAGTTGGCGGATGATGCAGACAGCTTGCCCGCTTGAAAACGGTCAATAATAAAACTACCAGTGTTCACATAAAGAGCCGTTTCAGGCTTGATTTTGTTAGGTAAAGACGGAATCCAAGTGTATTTTGGGGTTCCATCATTATGAAGAACAGGCTCGCCGTCCTTCTTAACAGGCTTTTGTTGAACTAATAGTAGAGTTTCGCCATCTGCGGGTAATTTTGCTAAATATTCAATAAATTCAATTTGTGATATTATTTTGGCAGCCATTTAATCCTCTAGTTATTGGTTAGAAAAGCAGAAAATCTTTGTCGAGTTTTCTGCTTTTCGCTTTATTGGAAAGACAGTTTACTACTTTCCATATCTCGTCATAATCTTTACTTCTACATCTAAGGGTAAGCCCTGACCCCAAGCCGGTGGCTCACACATAATTTTTTCCATCTGTAATTTTACTTCTTCTGGGCGGTCTGTTTCGATAACTATTTCATCGTGGACGTGCAGAACAACATCGTCTAATCGTCGTAATGAATTGCGGAGAATATCATTGGCAACAGCTTGCGTAATATTCTCGCAAGCAAGCCCTTTCCAGAGTCTAGCCCTTGCCCATTCGGTTGCCATCGCAGCCGGTTTCCACGCAGCTTTGGCGTAAGAAATGCCCTCCTCATCTAAGCGGGCGTATGGGTAGCATAACACGCGACCGCTGGGAAGTGCATACCAAAGGTGCTGAGTGTCATACAAATACGTTACTCGACCCGCAGAAAATTCGTAACCCGGATTACGCATTGCACGGGTATAGGCTGACTCAAGTTCCTGCCAGTAATGCACCGCCCACTGGTTCGCTCTACGCCACGCATCGACGGTACGTTTAGCGTCAGATTCGGGTAGAACCACACCATAGTTACGACCCATCGCAGCAAAAGCACCAATACCACCACCATAACCACATGAAAGAATAGCGACCTTGCCAATCTGTCTGCGATCAGGTGTAATTTCTGATTCAGTGCAGTTAAAAATCCCCGCAGCTTCTCGAACATAAATATCCTTTCCCGTTCTAAAAATATCTAGAACTTCTTCGGCTTGAGGTTTATTCGATAGCCAAGGATTGCATCGCGCCTCAATGCCCGCCCAATCTGCTACCACTAGGTATTTACCCTTAGATGGAATAATGGCTGGACGTAGCATACCTTTTAGCACATCGGTCACTCTTTTGCCATATTGCGGCACAATATCATCGCCTTTGACCATTGCATCGCGTACAGCTTCAGGGTTTTTAGCGCATTTACGGGTAAAGTTGTGAACCTGTAGCCCAAAGCTAGAAGCTCTTCCCGTAGCTGAACCGCCGTTAAACATAAAGGCACCACGAACGCGATGATCTTCTTCATCAGCCAAGTTCACCATACGCTGAAACTTCGCTACTGAAGATGCCCACAAGTCATCGGCACATTGAATAACGTCTGCTACATGAGGTGGTACTTCGTCTGGGTTTTCGTCTGCGAAAGCAAGAAGAGTGTTTCGTACATTCTTGTCGATTGAGTATTTCTTACGACCTTCCTTGTAACTCTCCATGAGTTTAAGCGCTTCATCACCAACGCGACTTTGTACCCACTCCCGCATTTTGGGGGAACGAACCGAAGTGATTTCGCCTTCAGTAATTTCAACCACAAGTTTCTGGACTTCCGCGATCTCTTCCTCGGAGTACAACATAGCAGCTTGCGCGAGTGGTACGTCGACCAATACACCCTTATCGTTAATTCGCTCGTTGATATGGTAATCATCTAACTCTTCCTTTGATAATGGACGCATGAGTTTGCTAATGTTTCGCATTACCCGAACGTCTTGTTCGCAATACTCGATCATTTCTTTCATCAATTCAGGATCATTGTTAAATGCCCCGTCTGATTGCGGAATGGATAGAGCGCGAACCAGTTGAGAACCTCTAAAGTCTTTCCGCATCGAGGCACCAGCAAAGCGACCCACATCTTCAAGGGATCCGGGCGCGCAATTGGCTCTTGCTTGCGTAGCGGTGCAATAGAACTGCTCGAGCTTGAAGTTCACCTGCAATACATACCAAAATATTAGACGCTCGAACGCAGCATTATGGGCGTAAATCATGCCTTCATGCCGCATGACTTCTTCTGGGAACGGCATGTCAGGCGTCCACGTTATAACATCGTTATCATCAAAGGCATACGACATGCACAATACTTCCGTAGAAATATCTTGCGCGTAGTTATACACGCCTCGCGTTAACAAGTTACAACGGGACTTAGTTTCAAAGTCAATCCAAAGAATGGACATTACTTACCTTGCTGGTGTTTACGTCCAGAACCCTTACGCGTATGCGATAGGCTCTTTGTGTGATGGATTTTAGGACTCTTAGCCCCTAGCCCAGTAAAGATATTTTTAAGGTTTAGTTGCGCGGCACGAACCATTGCCATCTTTACCTCGCTGATTTGCCGACGTTCGTCGGGGCTTAAATTTGATCTGTCTACCATGATTTGTCCTCTAGTTTAGTTAGGTGGGGCTACTCGCAAGTCTTTTTAGTCGTTCGTCCTCGAGTACTTGAGCTGAATAGTGTCAGTGCTTTCGCCCCGTGTATATACAATGTTTATACGGCTGCTCTGCGACGGCGTACTGGTGCCGCTGGAGCTGCTTCTACCTCTTCTACTTCTGGTGCCTCAAGTTCAGGCGCATCAGTAGCTGATTCCACTTCCATTGATTCAAAGCGAACTACGCGAATCTTGGGGGTATACACCTTACCATAAGACTTGTGAGTGTAATGCTCTGTTTCCAATGAAACGATTGCTACTGGCTTGCTAGAATCTTTCTCAATCTGCTCGGCGATTTCAACACCCAATGCTTGGATAGCTCGTTTGCCGCCAGTTGCGGTGGTAGCCCAACGCGCGGTTAAACCTTTATCGTCACCATTGATGCACTTCATCTCCAAACCAACTTGCACTTCCCAACCTTTTTTAGCGTTGGCTGGCGCTGGCTCTAATTCTGGTAATGGCTGATTGATGGGAACCATCTTCTCACCCAATACTTCTGACGCGCCCCAAGCAATGTAACCATGTACAAAGCTAAAAGGGTTGATCGCCCACTCAGAACCATCTTGAATTTCAGTTTGATCTGAACCAAACACCCAATGACCTGTTTTGTCCATCTTAATAATGACGGTACCAACATCGGTAACGCTTGCTAAGTTAGACTTCAAAGCCTTGGATAAATCTGCTACTGCTGGAAGGTTTGCACCTTTAAATGTTGTCAAATTGCTCATTGCTCTTTGCTCCTAGTTAAGTTTATTTAAGGCAGCGGTGAGTTGCTTGCCGATTTGTAAAACCTCTGGTCTGGGATCGCTCTCAGGAACCAAAGTACTGCCACTACTTACTGCTACTACCAAATCTTGCGGTAAGGCTTGCTTAGTCTTTTTCAATTCTTTTTCTGCTTGTGCTGGTGAAATAACCTCCAATGGTTTGTGCGGTGATACACCCATTGTAGATAGCGCAATAGCCGCCTCATGCTCGTTAGCCCATTGCCGAATGGCTCTTTTAGCTACAAGTTTATAGCCCGGTACTCGTACATCTGCCTCAAGCATCTGGTGAGCCAACTCGCGCAAATCTTTAATCCAATCCTCAAGCACTTCGGCTTGTTGCAGGTAAGTTGATATCAGTTGTGGCTTTAATTCTTTCAATGCAATTTGTGTTGAACGAGCCACAGAATCAGTCATGATAGGGCAGACAGGCTTGGCAGCGCACCAACGACAATGGCTGCCAGACTCCATGCGAGCCTCTTTGCGCCCTGCTTCTTTAACTGCTAAAGACAGTTGCATTTCAAACTCGGCAATACGCTGCGGTGTCGTAACCCAGCGACGCATCTCAGGCGGTTGAACAATGATAATCTCGACTTCTTTAGCGCCCTCAAACGCCCACTTAGTCTTTTCAGTACGCATCGCGGCGGCTGCGTAGAACATTCCTTGATAATTTTCTTCGGCGTTTACGATCACGCCAGAACCAAACTTCCAATCAAGCACAATAGCTCGATCATCTATGCGTCCGATCAAATCGGCTGAACCAAATACACCGGGCAAGTAATCACCAAAATCTACTTCGGACTCAACGGTGTAATCCATAAAGCCAGTAGGATCAACTTCATCAAGGCATGCCAAAGCAGGTTTGATTTTCTCTTCTAACAGCTCTTCAGTTAAAACCAAATCTTTGTATTTAAAACCAAGCAAGTCTTTAGCCGGAATATTCTTTTCTAAGATCTCGGCGATTGCGTTATGTAGCAATGTTCCTTCATCGGCGTATTTACTCGAAGGTTTAGGTGGCATCTTGGCTACGAGTGCCACAGATGCTGGGCATCTGATTACCCTAGAAGCGGTAGAACCGCCTACAATTGCTGAATGTTTTGCCATTATTCTTTCCTCTTTATCCTTTAGAAATTTTAGTGTAACACAATAATTTTATTGTGCAACAACTTTTGTGATATATTATTTATGAACGAACGCGAACGTGAAATAGAAAAGTACTTTGTTTGGTCAGTTGAGTCTATTGGTGGAAAAACCTATAAGTTCAAATCTACTACTCAACGGGGCGTTTCAGATCGCATTGCGTGTATCCCTAACGGTAATACATGGTTCGTAGAATTAAAGCGCCCCAAAGGGGGACGATTATCACCGATGCAAGAAATATTTGCAGAAGATGTTGTGGCTTTAAAGCAACGCTATATATGTTTATGGACGAAAGAAGAAATTAATGAATGGATTGTTAAAGCTTAGGGACTATCAAGAAAAGGCTGTCGATTTCTTGTACGAGAACGATAGAGCCATGATTCTAGCCTCCGTAGGCGCCGGTAAGACTGCAATTGCTTTAACTGCCATGAAGGAGATGCTAGACACTAAGATTGTTAAACGCTGGCTAGTATTAGCGCCCAAGCGCGTATGTACTGATGTATGGAAACAAGAAAGAGATAAGTGGGCTACAGGGTTAACCCTAACTGTATGCGTTGGAACTCCTAAGCAACGGCTAGAAGCCCTTAGATCCAAGTCCCAAGTTCTAGTCATTAACTATGACAACATTCAATGGCTCACAGAGCAATATCTTGACTTTGATGGCGTGGTATTTGATGAGTTGACTAAACTCAAGAATCCTTCTGGCACACGATTTAAAGCACTATTAAAAGTACTAGACCTAATGAAAATCCGTTGGGGGTTGACCGGATCCTTTACCAGTAACGGTTTAGAGGACGTCTTTGGTCAGTGCAAAATCGTTGACCAAAAGCTATTAGGTCGTAGCAAGGGCGCGTTTTTACAGCAATACTTTGTATGTATCAACCGCGACTTTGGTGAATGGCAACCCAGATTAGGATCACTAGAATCAGTAATGCAACGTATTCGTCCTGCAACATTTCTATTAGAGTCATCGGAGTATAAGGATAAGTTGCCACCATTGAGAACCGTAGAGATACGTTGCGATTTGCCAGATCGCGAACCCTACGAGAAAATGAAAAAAGACTTTGTACATCAGTTTCCTGAAGCGAAAGTAGTAGCTGCTAATTCTGCCGTAGTTACTCAGAAACTGCAACAGATGGCATCGGGGTTTTGTTACTACACAGAAAAATCAGTGTCTAGTACGCCCGGTCAATTTGACATCAAGCAAACGCCTGTATGGTTCTCAGACCATCGCTTTGAGCTGTTAGATGACTTACTAGCCGAGAATCAGCGAGCCAATACCTTGATTGTTTATAACTACAAGGAAGAGCTAGCCGAACTCAAACGCCGTTATCCCCATGCCCAGACCTTAGATGATAAGGACGCTATCGAGCGCTGGAACGCGGGCAAGGTTGAGCTGCTACTGATTCACCCCAAGTCCGCAGGGCATGGTTTAAATCTACAGCATGGCGGCAATAAGTTAGTGTTTATCAGTCTGCCTTGGAGCCTTGAGTTGTATGAGCAAACCATCGGGCGCCTACATCGTAGCGGGCAAACGCATGAGGTTTGGTGTTACATCCTGCTGACTAATAAAACCATCGACGAGCGTATCTGGGCGGCTTTGGCGGACAAGCGGGCAATTAGTGATATAGCGATTGAAGAGTTGAAATAGCAAAAAAGCAACATAATGCTTTACAATACAAATAAATCTGTTACAGTAACTAAACTTTGAAAGGATTAGTAATGAAATGGCTTAAAAAGAAAGAACCAGCAAAGACTTATAGCTGGAGATCATTAACCGATATTTTGGCAACCCTTAGCGAAGAGCAAGTAGCCGATCTATTGGATCAGGAACTGGAAGGTGGCAAGCGTTGGTCTATCGTACAGCGCTTACATCAACGGTACACCATTCTCCGTGCAGCGAGAGAACGGGCAGAACTCAAGAAGCAAATAGCTGCATAAACTGATTTAACTAGAGGAAAAATCAACATGGCAAAGAACGAATATATTTGGACAAGCGCAGGTACTGACATTACGATCCGTTGGAAAACGCGTCATAACTGGGTGCCACCATCTGAGCAACAAGAGTATCGCGACAAGTGGAAGTACTATCAAAATCTTCCACTTCGCGCCCTCGATGCAGACGCTAGAGAGTTGTATGAAATCACGCTAGCGAAAGCCAAAGTTGCGAGGATCAAATGAACGATCTATCTCACGACTTAATTAAGCTCAAGAAGCTTATAAACCAACTAGAAGTATTAAACGCCAATCCCGGATTGGTCGGAAAAAAATTAATCACAGACGCTGTAGAAGAGATTAAAGTAGCGGTTATCCGGCTAGAAATTCAGGTGGCGAATTATGCAGACTAGCTGGGCTGATAAGGTGGCTATTACTATCATAGTAATAGCTGCCGTCATTCTAATATCTGCGATTCGCCTTGGCATACGACTTGGGGGTTGGGGATGATTTATCTTGTTTATTTATTATTAGTTCCGTGTAGCTTATTGCTGACACTGTTAGCGGTTATTTTGGCGCCAGTATTACCTATATTTGCAAAACCACTTATGGGTTGGTGCGATAACCACTCTTATGAAGCAGTAGAGCCACGACTTCCAATATGGCTTAACTGGTTTATGACGCCAGACAATTCATTGAACGGCGATGCTACGTTTGCCCAGCTACATGCCCCTAGCTATTGGTCACAAGTCTTATGGCTTTGGCGCAATCCAGCCTATAGCTTTGGACTGCGGTATCTAGCAGTGCCATATACCACGGACGTAAAGGGCGATAAAACCATCAAGGATAATCAACATGCGAAAGAAGGCTGGTGCTTGGTTCATGCTAATGGACTCTTTCAGTTCGTTTGCGTTAAGCGGATTTTTTCTAGCTCTCGGTGTATTTACATTAATCTGGGCTGGAATATTAGGGGTTTGGTGGATGATAATGTCATGCCTAAACCTCTTACATGGCAAGCTACTTTCGTGTTTTCTCCAAGAATAAGCGGGTTTTTATCATGACGACTTGGACACTATCGGAATTACAAGCCAATGAATTGGTAAACCAACCTGAGCCTATTGGCGATCCAAAACCGCATGATTGCCCAGCCGTAATTGTTGACAGTGGTGCGAGCGTCGAACCAATTCCTTTTTGGGGACTCATTGACTTTGGAGCAAACAATGGATGAGAAAGAAATAGCCAAGCTGCAAGAGCGTTTGGCTAAAGCATTAGCCGATGTCGACTATTGGCATCTTATGTACGATAAGCTGATTAAACATATTGACCATCAAAACAGCTATGTACGTCATTTAGAGCAACAAGTTTGGGGAGGGAAAACATTTTGAGTCATTTTGAACCTAATAACCCTCGTGTAGAAGTGATGGAATACGACCCTGTTGACGCGCAAAAATCTATTTTAGCAATTGCAGAAGCTTTAGCTAATAAAGATGGTATTGGTGACGTAAATAGTACTGCCAAAGGTTCAGGCGCCCGGTACAACACAGGCAAACCTGACTTTAGTTTAATTCCGCTATGCACTTTGGAAGATGAAGCTAGAGTCTGGGCATATGGTGAAAAGAAATATGCCGCATGGAATTGGGCTAAAGGCATGGATTGGTCGGTACCGTTCGCATGCGCTATGCGCCATTTATCTAAGTGGCAAGCCGGTGAGGAAAACGATGAAGAATCTGGTTTACCGCACCTTGCTCATGCCATGTGCAACTTGCGTATGCTTACACTTTACGCCAAAACTTATCCAGAAGGCGATGATCGCCCACCTAAAGAGCTAATGCCATGAGCTATATTGTGTTTGACGAAAACGATCAGCCTATGCGAATTGCTGCAAGGCGTGAAGAAGCCATCGCTATTTGCTCATTGCGTAAAGGTTGGTGGTTTAAATATATGCGGGCAAAGAAAGCCGAAGAATATAAATTTGAGGATGCTTTGATATGAGTCAAACTAAATTAGGTTCATTTATCGAGGCATGGGTGAATGTACTGATAGGGTTTACCATTAATTACATCGCCAATTTGTTGATATTCCCGCTGTTTGGCTTTCACATTAGTCTGTTAGCTAACTTCTATATGGGTCTGCTATACACTGTCATCTCAGTAATTCGTAGCTATGCTGTTAGGCGTTGGTTCAATGCTCGTATCCATAAGCTATTAGCTAACATATGACGCCTTGGCTAATTGTCGTTACAGGGCTAATTTACGCTTATATTTTTGTAGAAAACCTATTTAAAGGCGACTACGGTTTGGCTTTTATGTACGCGGGCTATGCTTTTGCCAATTATGGAGCGTACTTGCTAGCTACAAAATAATGTTTTATAATTATTGCATTGCAACATAAATAGGAGATTGCTATGTTTGATTTTGAAAAACCATTTAAACAATATGAAGAGTTGGTAGAGCGCGTCAGACAAGTAAATGAGTTCTGGTTACAGTCAACTTTGTCTACTATTAAAGAGTTCTTTAAAATAGTAAAAACTAAATAAAGTTAGTTTTAATACCTAAAGGTTCCAATTTGGAACCTTTTTTCATACTTATAGGTATGAAAAAGATATACAAATATCGGACAACAATGTCCTATTTTTGCATGATTTTTTATTGAAATTTCATGCACTTACAAGCGTTTTTAAAATAGGTCAGCTACATAAGAAAAAGTTTCCCTAACGGGAAGAATTGATGAAAAAGTGTGCAAAAGTAGAAAAATATTCCCAAACGGGGTATTTTGTAAGAAAAAGTGTTAACACACTGTATGTTAACAATAATAAAAGTATGTTAAATGACTCATTAATAAGGCTTTAAGCTATTTAAGGACTCATTAATAAGTCAACAAATGTGTAGTTAGTTACACATTTTATGTACAAAATGTCAACAAAAACGTACATATATCGACAATATGTCTACAAAGTTGCAAATTTTGTACTTATAGGTTGTAAGTTTTAATAGGTTCGTGGCTTTTTAAATCGACATTACAAGCCCACTTCACGGCTTCTTCGGGTGTTAGCCCCATCCGCATGCAAACTTCCGCAGCCATAGCCCCTGAGCCAATAGCCATAAAGGTTTTAGCTCTTTCCCATTCAAGATCTTCACCGCAGTAAAAAAGACCTTCTTTGGTCAATTTTATGAAAGAACTATCCGGTTTTAATTTTGGCTTAACTTTGCTTTTCTTGTTGATGTATTCAACAACTTTTTCGCAATCACTCCAATTGCCCGCAACTCCTAGCCATCCGCCATCGATTTGGACGACTTTTTCTTCAAAGTATTTGATACCAGTATCTTCATCTGAAAATTGACTGTCTGAAACCAACACTTTAGTAGCCCAATCACCAACGATAGTAGTCATGTTTACACCCTGTGAATTTCTCCGCGGAACTCGTACTCGCCGTTTTGCTCATCGCTGACCATTATCAGCTCTGGCATTAACATTCTACCTTGGTCAAAAGACAGTATCACAAATCCTGACCGCCAATCAAGGGGATTATCTTCCACATACTCGAAGGTGGGGGACATAGGATCCGCTAGGCACCCGGTCTGGACGCCAAAAAAGTTGCCTTGATAGTTACTGATTGGGCTAACACAGAGAACGTGCGTATGCCCCGTAATAATGTTTGTGTTGCCCGCCGCCATGAGATTGCTGTATCCAGCCGCGCGCCCACCCTTAAACCGATGTTTTATAACGGTATTTTCTCCAACCCAGAAGCTCCAGCAGGTTTCCCATTCAGGGAAGTGGAATTTAAGGCTAAAGCCATCTACGCCGCTATATTCTGGCACCTTGTTGACTAGCCAGCTTTCGTAGCGCATATCATGGTTGCCTAGCGTCCATATTAGCCGACAGCCCGCAGGTCTATGCTTAACGATCTCATCTAGGTGCTGACGGCAATACTCTAGTTCTTGCAGAACGGTAGGCTTGGCATCGTAATTAATTGACGGGAATCGGCTCAAAACCTGTCCATCGAAGGCGTCGCCGTTGCAGACGATGACTTCTGGCTTGAACTTCTTAATCATCTTTAAAAGGGCTTTAAACGCGGTTGTAGTGGTATCAGTAAAATGGGCGTCTGAAAACACAATAACGCGCTTAACCTTGTCAACGTCTATACCCCTTCGGACGTTATGGGCTGCTTGTTCTACTTTTTTGAGTGGGGGCTTCTTTTCATCCCGTTGAGAATTGCTGGTAGGAAGTTCTATCTTGTATCGAATTTCGATATTTCGTCGCCGGGTCATAGCACTTCTAGGGTTTATACCTAGTTCTTTTCCTACAAGGGTAGGGGAGCCTAGTTTTTTCCACAACGCAATAAAATCTTCATCGGAACACCCGGGCGTAAACGGCATAGCAATCCTTATGACAGTAGTGCGAATAGTAATCGAACTACATGTAAATTCAATGACTTATAAGTTTTTTCCAGCTATTTTTCTAATTTTTTGTTCCATTTCCCAATCTTCACGACATTCTGCGGAACAGAACCTGCCTTCTGGAATAATTTCATTACAACATAAACAATGACCGGTGTAGGGGTGCTTCTTTTCATTACGAATAGCTTTTATGGCTAAGTCACGATGTAACGCTTCCATGTCAGACGCCTCGTCAAAAAAATCTGCACTCATGCTATACCCGAAATAAATTCTTGCGCTTCCGCATGCCTACGGCGCAACAAACCCGCCATGTGCTTTCCAGCAGCCATATCCCATTTTTCAAACTCATGAGCAGCGCCATCAAAATCACCCGCGTTAATCTTTTTTAACAGCGTGGAATTATTAAAATTGCCCGCGCCGCAGTTAAACGTAAAATCTACAAGGGCGTCAAATTCAGGCTGCGTAATGTCTTTAGTTACTTTGGCGTTAACATCCGCTGCGGCTTTTTGAATATCTTTCAAGAGCAGCGCTTCGGCTTGTTCTTGAGTAATGGTCAATCCGGGGTGAACATCCGCGCCCGTATGCCCATAGCCGATAGTCCACGGATCACCGCCAGTAGCTGGATCAGGATAGGCTGTTAGCTTACAGCCCTCAAACTGCTCCGTAAGATGTAAGCCATCTTTAGAGTATTCCACTATTGAACTCCAATTTGAGCGTTAATCCAAGCCTTTAATTCTTCGAGCTGGAGGGTTGTTTCTGTACATCGTTCAGCAAGTTGATTGTAGGCGGCTCTTTCATTAGTGATGCTGGAGGTTGTGGAAATGCCGGACACGGAGCTGCTACCATTTGGTTGGCGCACCCCGTTAGCATAATACTGACGCACAAGAGCCAGTTTCGCATCATACTCATTTGAAATCCCCTTAGTTACTAATTCGTGCTGTTTTTGGATCGATTCGACTTCCGCTTTTTGTTTATCTGCCGCGATCTGTACTTCTCGCTTATATGCCTCAAAACGATTATGCTCAACGTAACCGTAAAAGCACCCAGATAAAAGAATAACACCCACGATAATTTTGACATAAGTTATCGCCGATAACGGAAACATTATTGCGGCTCCGTGTCTTTTTTCATCATAACGCTTGCGCCACCAGCTCCAGAAACAATGCCTAAAGCTTCAGCAAGTTCTCGAAGGCTAACTTGCCCATTAACAACTTCAAACGCTGCAACGCCAATGATGGCTAAAATGCCAAGTAGCCAGCTCACCCTACCAATATCGTAAGTCTGGTTATCTTTTCCAGTAAGAAGCTGTCTTAAAACATCTTTCATTTTTTCTTAGTTGTTGTCTTTTTAGCTACTTTTGTAGCAGTTTTGGCAACAGTTTTTTTGGCTGTGGGCTTACGGGTAGTAGCTTTTTTTACCAATTCTTTTTTAATTGGCAATTCCACAGGGAAAGGAGGAAGGGTGGTTTCTACAGGCTTTTTACGGAGGAGAGCACAAATTTTTGCAAACATTATTTATCAGCCTTTGTATCAAGTTTCGCCATGATTAAGTCTAGCGTATGCTCCATTCTAGCTAATCTTTGATCTAAATCGGTTTTTTTAACGTATTCGTTGGGAAGCATGACTTCTAATTGCTTCATGTCCTTGGCAAGCTGGGCTTGAGCATCGCTGACTTCTTTTTGGCTACGAGATATACTATTTGTCCACCAGCCAATAAGACCGCTGATAAACATATACGCTAGGGTAATTGCCGCAATTATTGATTCCCAAGACATAGTTTACCCCTCTGTTTTAAACGCTTAAAAGTTACAGAAATTTTAACACTTCTTGAGGTTTTACAAAAGCCTCTGAATTATGAGGTGTAAAGTCCCACCAAAGAAATTGATTCGACGCCAAGTATTTACGGTCTTTTAGTAAATTAATGTTTTCAGGGTGTCCAAAAATGTTTGGATCTGACACTGACCAAAGCACTATCCCCGGCTTACCTTCGCCCCAAGCTAAATGCTGAAAGAAACTATCGATGCCAATCCATGTATTGCACTCTTTAATGAGCTGACGCAGTTGCGGCATGGTTAGCCCTTTTCTAAAATCCTCGACAAGTTGCTTTTCACCTTCTAAACCAATCTGAACAACATGTTTAGTTTTTTGCAATTCGTATACAAGTTCTTCCCAATATGGATAGTTTTTAGGGTTTTCTCCGCCCTTGACTAAAGGCTTGGCAAAAGGATGTATCAAGATCATAGGTAGAGCTTTCTATAAGCATTTTCTAAACTATCAGTCCACTTCCATTGATCCATTTTGGCGTAGATATTCCAAGGCTCAATACTGCCAAAAAGATGTTGAGCTTCAGCTATTGGTCGCCCGGGAACCACTTCAGGGTAGCATGTAAAAATTTCAGGGCGAGGGATTGAAGGCAATACATGACTAAATACAATGTGGTCGCCAAGCCCGCCATTAAGTACCACAATGGTTTTATCACGATATTGGAGAATATTCCTAAAAATAAACTCGTCATGGTCATACATTTCTTTTTTGTTTTCAGCACGAATACCGCCTTGAGGGTTCTTTAAATGCCAAGAAGTTGCGTAAGGTACGGTTAGTAGCTTATAGCCTTTTTGGTGTAATCCATAAGTAAAAAGTGTTTCTTCTCTATGGGCTACTCGGGATAACCCTAGATTGTAGTCACAGACACCAGCGCGGTATAAAAATGAGCAATGCAGGTGCTCAACTTGTTTTACGCCTTTTATAAAGTCCCATTGAATATTCGGTTCTGAATCGATGTTATCGATTAGACCCGTAGACTTTGAAGCATTGATTGGCTGCCCTGTGATGATAGCTCCACCCACAGCCCCTAGCTGAGGGATCTGAGCAGCGTAGCTATACAGACTCTGTAATACTGTTGGCTCTGGGATGCAATCATCATCAACGCGCCAAACCCACTCATAACCCATCTTGTTAGTCATTTGATGAATATGATGTTGCCCTTTCTTTTCAGCAAATAGCCATTCCCATTTAAGACCTTTTATGTCCATAATCTGAAAAAAATGTTGATATATAGGGTTTACCCTCATATCTTCAGGTTCATCATTATCATCAAAAATTACCAGCTTATCTGGCAATCTAGTTTGATTAATAATGGCTTCTAAAACCAAAGGGAGCGTTGTATGATAACGCCCCCTTGTAGCTACAGAACATAAAATTTTACTCATTTGTCCACCGGCAAATCATTAAATTAAGATGATTATGTTCATTCAAAGGATCTGGTTGATCTTTAATTTGTCCAAATTCATTGATGTAATTAAACTTAAAACCGGGAAAATGACTTTCATTTAAACCATGAATTTTATGATGATGTCCCCAAAAACCAACAGGTTCATTCATAGGAACTGTTATTAACAATCTTTTGCAATGATTTTTTAATTTTTCTACTACTTCTAAACCGTTATCTAAATGTTCAATTACTTCAAAAGCTACGATAGTATCGTATTGATCTAACTCATATTGATTAATATCAGCATTTACAAACTTAGCATTAGGTAACCAATTTTGTTCTTGTGCTACTTCTACAATAATAGGATCATAATCTAGACCTGTATAGTCTATGTCTTTAGGAAAAAACTGTGTGCCATAGCCACTAGAGCATCCCAATTCAAATACTTTTTTTCCTAATAGGTTTTCATTAGCCCATTTATATCTGGTAACTTCTCTAGGAAATACTTCATCACCCTGAAGGAATACAGCCCTTTCATAGTAATTTCCCAATCTCCAATGATACCAATCAAAATTATATTTTTTAGCAAGCTTTAAAGAGTTTTTAAGAAATATATGCTCCCAATTTTTAACCAATTCTGGGTCATGAACTGTTCCTTCACCTTTATGATATATAGGAAAACCACCTGTATATTGTTCTCCGTTCCAAAGTTTTTCAAATACTTCAATAACTTTAAATCCAGCTTTTTCAGTTTCTATACAAAATTCAGTATCTTCTCCACCACCAACACCATATTCTTCGTTTAACAAACCAATCTTATCAAATACTTTTTGATGAATCATTACACAAAAAAATACTGCAAAAAAGTGATTTGCTGGTTCTGAATGTCCTTTAATAATGCAAGAAATCCCGCAATCAGGATCTGCAAAAGGTTTATCAAGTATTTCTAACCATTGATTTTTAGGCTGTTCTAACAGAACTGTGTCATTATTTAAGAGAATAATTTTATCAGTTGTAGCTGCTTTGATGCCTTCATTAGTAGCTTTAGAATATCCCAAAGGGTCTTTATTCCATACAACTGTTAAATTGGGTATAGCAGAAGCCAAGTATGTTAAATAGGCTTCTGTATTATCGGTACATCCATTGGCAGAAATGACCAACTCTATGTCGGTCATTTCGGTGTATTTGATAATTGAATCTATACAGGGTTTAAGGTATTTTTCGCAATTATTGTAAGTAGGTATTACTATGCTGTATTTCATTCTGTCCTTTTGATCGCATCATTGATCTTTTTAAAATCATATCAAAATTTAATATATTTTCCATGATTTTGTTAATTCATCCCAAATACAAAGTGTATTATTTGGTGCAGGAATTGGTGGAATCCATACATTATTTTCTAATATCCATGAAGGATAAGGTTGTGGTGGAGTGAAAATATTATTAACATAGGTATATCCGGGGCTAGCCACGTCAGATTCTACAGCTATATATTTTGAATCTAATCCCGGCAATGGATGATCAGGCGGTGTTTCATAGTTAATCACATTGACAACATTTATACCATCAATAATTGCATATCTTTGCATTATTTCTCCTTAAAAATAAGCAGTTACCGAAATATAACCTGCTCCACCTGAATTTCCAGCAGCAGCATTAGATCCTGAACCAGCAGAACCACCTGATCCACCAGCACCAACAGCATAAGAATAAGTTGAACTTGGGGAACTAATTAAAACTTTTATAAATCCACCTGCGCCACCACCACAACCAGTATAAATTTGCGCTGCATCATTTCCACC